AAGCGAACAACAGTTTGCTATCGCGTCGAGAGAGCTTAACAGTTGGATCTCAGAGTTGGCTCCCCTGATGAATGAATTAATTCGAAACATCAAAGGAGCACAATAATAATGGATCCAATTTCACTATCACTACTCGCAATCAACGGTCTGAGTACAATATTGTCCAACCCTGCATTGGGTGGTGGCAGCAGCGTAAAGTTAGGCCAAGCCTCCGAGCTACTCGGCATACTCGGCGCTCTAATTTCACAGGGTGACGATGCGCTCGACGACCTTAAAGACTTCACCTCACTCATCGAAGAGATGGCTGCGAAAGGTAGAGCACCTTCTGCCGGTGAGTGGGACGTCATGCGTGCAAGGTCTGACGACGCGCATGCACGTTTGCAGGCAGCGAAGGAGGAGCTTCTTGGAGAAGAAGAGTCGGAAGAAACTGTGGACGACGAAGTACCAACCGATTCCGTTGATCCTGAACCAGCTTCACCCGCAGTGGAGACGCCAGTTGAAGAGCCGGTCGATCCACCTGAAGAAGAAGATCCACCCGTAACAGGGTGAGGAGTAGCTAATGGCTGTCTCAATGACATTCGACTCGCTTCTTGCTGATCTCCGTGCATATTTGGAGCGAGGCACGGCTGTCGATCCTACTGTGTTTGAACAGCTGCCCAGCCTGATCAATCTGGCTGAGCGTGAGCTGGCAAACCGGTTAAAGATCCTCGGCTTCGTGGCTGTGGTCACGGATACGATGGGTGTCGGGCAGTCAGTAATTCCGAAGCCCAATAGATGGAGAGATACCATCTCGATCAACTTCGGTGTGGGCACTACACAGGTACGCACCCCTCTGTTCGCTCGCAGCTACGAGTACTGTCGGCGCTATTGGCCGGATGAAGATTTGACTGCTCAGCCGAAGTTCTACGCTGATTACGATTACTTCAACTGGCTGATAGCTCCGTCAGCTGACTTCGCATATCCATTCGAGGTCAACTATTGGGAGTTGCCTGCACTTCTGGATGCCACCAATCAAACGAATTGGTCGTCGGACTTTGCCCCGAACGCCCTACTTCATGGCGCGCTCCTGCAGGCAACTCCATTTTTAAAGAACGACGAACGCATTCCCACGTGGGAAGCGATTTACGAGAAGGACGTTGCAATTCTTGAAGGGCAGGACATCAAGCGCATCGTCGATAGAAACGTTACTAGGGACACAGTCTGATGGGATACACCGACGTATTTGGAGGCAACTTGATCTTCCCATCGAGGGTCAGTTATCTCGAACTCACTACAGCCATCGATGTCACTTTGCAGTGGCCGACCGAGCAGCAAATCACAGGCGGCGACGTCGTTGCGGATGTCATGGATGTCAACACCACGGCTCCGGCACTCAACATCGACATGCCCGATGCGAGGAACACCTCGCTGGGCAATAAGGCGACGTTCAACAACGTTGGTGGGAACACGTTCACTGTGCGTGATGTCACAGGCGGCACGATTCAAGATGTGCAGCCCGGTGAGCAGTGGGTTGTTATTCTCACGGATAACTCAACCGACATGGGCTTGTGGACCACGTTCCTCTTGGGAGGCAATGCAGCCACCCCAGCATCTGCTTCCGTGTTAGCAGGTGATGGACTCGAAGCTGACGGTTCACAACTCAATCAGATTATTGATTCGGACGTTGAAGCTGCGACACCATTTACCGTGGTCTCTGGTGATCGAGCGAAGTGTCTCATCTACATCGCAGGTGCAGGTACCTGTAACTTGCCATCAGCGGGAGCGGTTGACATTGGCAACAACTGGTTCTTCATGCTGCGCAACTCCGGTAGCGGTACGCTCAACATCGTACCTCCGGCTGGTGACATCGATGGAGCATCGAGCCTCAACCTCGATCCGAATGGCAGCACGTTCATCTTCACGGATGGTGTGGACTGGTTCACCATCGGACTCACCGTTGCTTCAACCATTGCATTTGACTTCGTGTCGCTTGCAGTACCGGGCTCTGGTGACTTCGTACTCTCTGGTGCGAACCTCGACAGGATCTCGTATCGATTCACGGGTGCATTGACAGGTAACCGACGCATCGTCGTACCGAACACGACGCAGCAGTACTGGGCAGACAACCAGACAAGTGGTGCCTTCACGTTGGAGGTCAGTACAGCTGCGGGTGCAGGGATAACCATCCCGCAAGGGCAGAGCGTAATCGTTTACTGCGATGCTACTGACGTGATCAACGCGACGTCATCCACCAGCGTGGCGTTCCCGATCACCATTGGTCAGGGCGGCACGAGTGCGACGACAGCATCAGGCGCACGTGCAAATTTGAATGCTGCGTTCGACGGCATACTGATCGAGACACAGGCAGATTCTGGTCTGGCTGGTGGAAGTGACCTCACAGCTAACGTGGTACTCCTGCTCGACGTTGACAACTTGATCGTAGAGACGACCATCGATACCGCAGCGGATTTTCTTGCTGTCTTTGATGCTGATGCTGGTGCGATGCGCAAGTTCCTCATCGAGGACGTGGTGCCATCACCCGACAGTTTGATTGATAGTGGCGGCAACGTACGAGCGTTCGCAGCGACTGGAAGTAACTTGCAGTTACGCAGTGATGGCAACTCAGATGCTGTTCCTCGTCGGTTGCAGTTCACGCATCAAGACGAGACGGTCGTTGGCTTCATCGGTTGGAACTCTTTCTCGGAAGAAATGTTCATCCAGAACAACATCAACAACGCAGACGGCACCATCGAGATCAGCACCACCCACGCCAGCGCAGAGATTCTGATAGGTGACAGGCTCCGCATACTGTCCACACTACAAGTCCGAGGCAGCGCGAACAACAACGCAGCGATCAATTTCACAACGACGGCTTTCGTAAACCGCGCACGTATTGGCTACACAGCGGACGACGCACTACGCTTTGAAGGACTGCCACAAGAGGACGTCATCTTCGAGGGCGAGGAGAGCGGGACGGCTACCGTCTCTATGCTGGAGATGAATCCGGACACGGGCTGTCACCTCTTCTTCGACGTAGACGGTGAGATTGCGCGGAGTGCGTCGCTGGCAAACGGTGGCTTCGAGGTTAACAACACTCTGACAGGTGGGGGCTTCGAGCGTGTCCTTACTGAGAGCGACATAGAGACGGGCTCCTTCACCGGCACTCTCACGGGATTCACGGTCAACCCAACGGGCACTGTCCAGTGGATCAGGTTCACTGCTGACAACGGTGACGACATGGTGATGCTGTCGATAGGAGCTTCTATCACTGGCACGTCAAACGCTACGACGTTCGCCATGACGGGTGTACCGGCTGCACTCAGGCCGACGACCGCAGTCAACGGGGTGACGTTTTGCAGAAACAATTCTGCCTTCGTCAACACGCTCACGAAGTTGGAGCCGTCAGGACAGATCGACTTTTATTTCCCCACCGGAGGTAACGCATCGTCGTACAGTTTCACGACATGGACTGCCAGCGGTGTCAAAGGTCTTGAAGAAGGCTGGACCTTCGCATACAGGCTGAACTAATGGCAGAACAACCTGCAATGCTAGCGTCTGCTCCCGGCATCAAACGGGACGGGACGCGTTTCGACAGCGAACACTACGTCGATGGCGAGTGGTGCAGGTTCCAGCGTGGCAAACCGAAAAAGATTGGTGGCTATCAGCAGGTCACCGACACGGTGCCAGAGATTACTCGCGGCATGGCGTCGTTCTCTGCAGACGACATCCAATACCTGCACCTTGGTCATCCGAATACCCTTGGGCAGTACCAAGTTTCAAACGGCTCGCTCAACCTGTTCAGTGATCGCACGCCTGCAGCCTTCGTTACAAATCTCAATAACTTGTGGCAGTTCGATATCTTCGCCGACACGGGTGGCACCGGTAACCATTTGCTGATGGCGCACGTTGCACAGAACGCAGCGAACATCGACAACTCCGTCAACGGTACTCTGTTTATCGACACCGTCGATGCGACGACTGTGCTCAACACGGTGGGTTTGAACGCTGCTTGGAACGGTGTAGAAGCAACCAGTGGTGGCGTCCTCGTGAGTGGTGTGTTCACGTGGACTTACGGCAGTAAAGGACTCATCCTTCAGTCACAACCTAACAATTTGTCCACGGCTCCGGTTGCAATCAACATTGGTACGCAGAAGATCGTGAAGGGCATGCCGCTGCGTGGAGCTGGGCAAGGTCCCGCAGCATTGTTCTGGGGACTCGACATTATTATTCGGGCTACGTTCATTCCCGGTGGTGGGGGTGGGTCTCCTGACTTCGCGTACGATGTCATTGCTCGTGGCACAACCATCATGAGTTCACAGAGCGTCATCGAAATGGATGGCATTTACTACTGGCCCGGTGTGGATCGTTGGTACATGTTCAACGGTGTCGTGCGAGAGATTCCAAACAACCTGAATCAGAACTTTTTCTTCGACAACATCAACTTCACGCACCGGCAGAAATGTTTCGGCATGAAGATCCCTCGCTACGGTGAGCTGTGGTGGTGTTACCCAAGAGGCAGTGCGACCGAGTGCACCCACGCGGTGGTCTTCAACGTACGTGAAGGTTACTGGTTCGACACTCCGCTGCCTGACAGCGACGACCTCAATCAAGGACGAT